CCGACGAGGGAGTTGGTGACGATGTCGCAGCCAGCGAGGGTGGCCTCGATGACGACGAGGGGGCAGGCGTCCCGCTCCTTGGGGAGGTGGACGAAGTATTTGGCGCGGGCCATGTGGTCAAGGACGATCTCGTGCGGGGCGTTCTCCAGCTCAACCAGTTTGACGCCGTGGCGCTGCGCCCAAATGCGGGCGTTGAGTTTCCCTTTGGCCGGGTGGCGTCTGCCCGCGAACAAGGCAAAAGGTGCCTTATCGGCGGGGGCGACGCAGTCCGGCGGAACCGGGGAATGGATAAAGGCGTCGGCGCGCCCTGTCCATTCGGCTTCCCAGCCCATGTGTGCGCGGCTCATCGTCAAGAACCGCGAGGCCTGGCGGAACAGGTCAGCCTTGGCGGGTGTGCGGTGCTGGGCGTGCTGCACCCAGACGATGGGCCTGAGAGCCGCTAGGAAATTCATAGAGGCTTCGGAGAGTTTGTCGGTGCCTCCGACTACTACCCGATCGTATGTCGCTTCTGCGGCGCTCTCAGCGGCTTCGGGTTCGATGTAGGTGACCTCAACGCCGGCTGGTGCCGCGGTGACCATGTAGTCGGTGTTTCGTTCCGCCCCGCCCGCATACTTCCCAGGCAGTAGCGCCGCATGCCGCTCCTCAACCCTAGGGATGTGGTGCGTCACCCAGGCGACCCTCATGGCGCGAGGAGGATGTTGAGCGCCGGCCGCCAATACCTGTCGAACACAACATCGGCGTCATAGTTGGCGGCGAAGTCAATGGCCTGCTGGGAGCGGCCTCGGCCTCGCGCGTAGGCAGCCTCAAGGTTGTCGACGATGCTTGGCACTAGGGGCGTGAAGAACCAGCAGCCTTGGGGTGCGTCCCAGGCGGGTTGGACGTCGCAGAGCCAGCCGTCGCCGACGAGCTCGGGCTGGGCGGTGGCGTTGGACACGATGACCGGGGTGCCGCAAGCCTGGGCCTCAACGGCGGGGATGCCGAAGCCTTCGCCTCGGCTGGGCTGAAGCAGCACGTCCATGCCGGTGTAAATGCTGGCAAGGGCTTCCTTCGGGATGCCCATCCGATAGGAGTACGAATCAGCGAAGGCGACCCGGTCCATCGGCACGCCCGTCGCGGCCAGCAGCGCCCGCAGGTCAAGGCCAGACATGGCCGGGCTGGGCTCGGTGTGAAGGTAGAGCCAGACGTCGTCGTGCTTCTGCATCACCATCGCGGCGGCGAGGAATGACTCGGCGAAGGACTTGCGATCCACCTGCCCCTTGTTCGCCGACACCATGCCGATAACGAAGGCATCCTCGGGAATGCCCATCCATGTGCGCGCGGGCACCTGGCCGTCGCTACCTTGCATCAACTCGGTCGGCTTGAAAACCTTGGTGTCAATGGCGTGCGGGACGTACAGCGCCTGAATGTCGTGGCGCTCAATGGCGTCAAGGCCAAACTGCGACATGGCAATCGGTGTCACGTTGGGGCGCTTCAGCCACTCAATGACTGGGGCCGGGGCGGGGAAGTGGTCGATGGGCACCCAGGAGGCAACGCGCTCCACATGGTCCCAGCCAGCGCCCTTGAAAACCCAGCAGTCGAACAGGGTGATGACGAGGGCCTGCTGCCCGGTTGGTCGGCCCCAGTCCATCGCGTAGGCGGGGATGACGTCGTTGGAGTAGACGTCAAGGCCGCGGGGGTAGACCGGCAGGCCTTCCCATTCCATGGTTGAGCCCTCGAGCCCGTAGTTGGAGGCGATGGCTACTTGGTGGCCGGCGGCTTTGATTCGCCGGGTGGCTTGCTGGGTTTGCTCGCCGTAGCCCGTGGCCGTCCAGGGCGCGTTGCTGGCCCAGAGGATTCTTCGTGCAGCAGTCCCAGCCGGAGCAGTTGCTCCCTCTCGGGCGGCGGCACGTCGAGCGGGATTCCCGCTGCGTGAATTGTTGCGAGTGTTTGAGGCTTTCGTGGCATGGGCCACCTGTTTCTCCTTGTGTGCGCAGGGGGGTGTGGATGGCCCCGCCCCCCTGCGCAAAGGCGGGGCCATCCACGTCTAGGTGCCTAGTGACTAGGCGGTGCCGCCGGTGAACCGCTTGACGTGCGACGTCTGAGGCAGGTTGCCGTCGACGCGGATCTGGAAGCGGAGCGTGACCTGGCCGGTGTTGAAGGCGAAGTCATCCGAGCGGGCCACGTCGATGCCGCCCACGGTGCGGACGTAGTACGACGGGAAGTGACCGGCGATAACGGAGCGGGCGCCAGAGGCGACCGAGGCCATTGCCGGGTTCTCAATCAGCGAGTAGCCGAGGATCGAGTCCGGGGTTCCGGGCTGGATGCTGGGCACGAAGACGTAGTCACCCGACGACGTCTTGAGCTTGCGCATGGCGCCGATGCTGGAGCCGTTCGCCATGACCCCGAAACCGGGGAGGCGGCGAGCCGCACCATCGAGCGAGTAAACGAGGTCGATGAGGTTGTCGGCCGTGAAGCCGCCCGTGCCCATCGTCGATGTGGCGGTGCCACCGGTCACGCCAGCCGCAGCAGCGACGGCGATACCGTTCGGCTCAACCGTGCCAGTGCCAAGCGTCAGCTTGTCGTTTACGGCGTAGCCAATGGCGTTGCCGGCCTGCTGGCCGAGGAAGCCAATGACGTCGATGTTGCTGTCGGCCAGGAACTCCTGCGAGACCTGCACGATGAAGGCGTACTTGTAGGCCTTGAGCGTGGTCTTGCCGAAGGTCGGGTCCGACTCGTCAATCGTGGCGGCCTCAGCCTCGAAGCCGGCCGTTGACCAGGACGCGAGCGACGGAAGGACAAGGTCCTCGCCGGAGCCCGTGTTGAGGACGGTGACGACGGTCGGGTCGAGCATCGGGCCGACGAGGCGGGCCTGGTCGATGACGACGTCTGAGAACGACGTGGGCACGGGGGCGTTGCTGCTGGTCTTGGCGATGTCGCGCTTCTCAAACTGGAAGGAGTAGGCGCGGCGCTCGCCAGCGAGCAGCTGACGAAGGATGTCGGCGTCGGACTCGGCCGCAGCGGTGCGGGCCTCGACCGGGCGGGCGACATCTGCGACGCCACGCATGGCCTCGGCGATCTCAGCCTCACGCTTCTCAGCGGTGATGAGGGTGTCGATCATGGTGCGCTTCTCGTCAAGCTCCGCGAACGTGCGGTCGACGAACTCGCGCTCCTCGGTGGACAGGTCGCGGCTCTCAGCGGCGGCCTCGTCCATCTTCGCCTTCGCTGCGTGGTACGCCGACTGGCGATCCTCCACGAGCTTCTTCAGGTACTCGGACAACTTAGTTCACCCCTTTCTGGGGTCTCGGTTTGTTGGATTGCGCAGGTGTTTCTTGCGAATCCCGCCGAGGCTCCTCAGAGCGGGGACCTAGCCGCGGCTCGCGCGGCCAGGAAGTCTCAGGCCTTGAAGGCCAGGTCGAGCTGCGCGCGCAGCACGTCGAGCGACGGCCCAGCAGCGACCAACTCAGGCTCAGGCTGCGGCTCCGGTGTGGGCTCGGGGGCCGGAGCCAACTTTGCGACCACTGTGGAGAGCAGGCCAGCCTGGTCAGCGGTTAGACCCTTGCCCTCCTCGAGCGCGTTGAGGGCAGCGTTGAGTGCGTTGGCGTCCTCACCTGTCCGGTCAGCCAGGATGTCCGTCATACGCACTGACGCCGATGTCGCTGGATAGGCCGGGAAGCTGACGACGCTGACCTCTATGAGTCGCACTTCCCGCAGCTCACGGCGGCTTCCATCGGAGCTCCACGAGTCGCCTCCTCGAGGGACGGTGAAACCGAAGCTCATTGAGTCCACATCGCCGCGGCGCATGAGGATGGACAAGTCGTTGCCGACCGTCGTCGGCGGAAGATCCGCCTCGGCCAGAAGTCCCTTGCCGTCCTCCACCAGGCGAAGCGTCTTGCCGCGGGTCGAGGCTAGGACCTTTTCGGGGTTGTGGTTTAGCAGCATCCGCACGTTGTTGCGGGACCGCAGCGACTTAGCGAAGGCACCGGGAGCGATGGTCTCCCGAAAGCCCATGTCCACCGAATCGGAGTTGAAGACTGCGGCGTAGCCGGTGAAGCTCATACCGTCACCGGAGGCTGCCTCGCGGAACTCCCACTCATCCACAGTGACGTGGCGGGTCTCCATACCTGTCATGCTTCGTCCTTCTTCCTCACGGATACGCTCGGCCTCGCGCTCAAGCCAGCGCCTCGCCGGTCCAGGGTCCGTCGGGTCAATGCCCCATAGGTAATGAGCCACGGCGCCCGCGCCGGGATAGTCGGGGTGGTTGCCGTCGCTGTTCTGCGGCGCCTCAAGGTCGACCGCGTGCCGGGCCGCCCAAGCATTCGCCCGAATGACCTTGTCGTCGGACATTTGCCCGTCAGCGATCTGACGGGCCTCTCGGATGGTGCGATCCGCCAGGCCGTCCCCGCCATAGCCGTCGGCTCGGAAGGCCAGCCCCTTGCGGGCTGCGGACGCCATGTAGCCTGGGACCTCGGGCACGTCAGACCTGGGCGTTCTCGGCCGGCTGCAACTGATTCGACGCCAGGCCCGTATGCGGCATGGCCGGCAAGCCAAGCGCGGAAAGAACAGCAGCAGGCTCGTAGCCGGACTGCACGAGCTTCGCGGCCATCTCGACCCGCTCGCGCTCCTCCACGATCCCGGCAGAAGCGACGGCGATATTGGCGAGCGGGACCCGCGGGTTGTCGCCGCCGTCGACCGGGCGAAGATCCATCAAGCCGCGGGCCTCGTTGACGCTCATGTACCCGGCCTGCAATGCCGTAGAGAAGACCTGCGCCTGCGTTGCCGAGTCGCCCCGGAGAAGCCCGTCCATGTTGACGCGCAGGAACACGTCGCCGGGGAGGAGGCGGTTGTGGGCTTCCTCGATGGCGGCGATGAGCGGGGTCAGCGAGTAGCGGGTGAACTGGATGGCGTTGTGCTCCACCGAGGCGTAAGACATGGCGCCGGGAGTGTTGAGCCCGATCATGGACGGCGGCACCCGGAACACGCGCGCCACTTCCTCAACCGCAAACTGGCGGCTCTCAAGCATTTGAGCCTGCTCGCCATCCGAGCCCGTCTTCACAAACTTCGCGCCACCCGACAACACACCCGGACGGTGAGCCTTCTTTAGACCCTTGTGCCCAGCCTCAAAAGCGTCGACAAGATCCTTGGCCTGCTCCTGCGTCAGGTTGCCGGGGAACTCAATCATTCCCGAAGTGTTGGCACCGTTGGAGAAGTACCGCGAGGCGAACTCATCCAGCGCCTTTGCTAGGCCTAGGGTCTGCTTCAGCTCATCTACGCGGCTGACACCCTTGAGCGAGCCAGGTCGGCGCATCTCAGGGATGTAAAGCACGTCCTCGCCAGGCAGCACGGCCTGGCCGCCGTCAATAACAAACTCACGCAGGCGGGTCTCACGGTTCCGGCGAATGTCCACACGGGTCGGGTCGAGCGGCTGAAGCGCGACGATCTCGCCGTTGCCGTTCCGGAGGATTTGCACCACGGCCCCGTGCGACAGCAGCATGGAGACGACGATCTGCTTGTAATACTCAATGCGGCTAGAGCCGGGGCCCTCGGGCTCGTACACCCAAGCGGGCCGCGGCCGGTAGGGGAGCCGGTTGCCGTCACGGCGAATGAACGTGTCCACCGGCAAAGTCGAGATCGTGTCCGACAGCAGGCGCACGCAAGCGTAGGCCGCACCGATCTCGAGGGCGTTCTTCTGGTTGACGACCGTGCCCGCCCAAGTCGCGAAGCCCGAAACGTCAATGCCGGAACCCCACACCTGCTGGTAGGAGAGGTTCCGCTCCTCCATCGGCTGACCGCCGAACAAGTTCCCGAGCATCAGAGGCCTCTCTCAAGCGCGACACCGAAAGCCAGGCCGCAGACCCCAGCAACAACGAAACCGAGCCAAGGCGCAACCAGCGCGCAGCCCACAATGAGGGCAACACAGCCAGCGATCTGCAAAG